ACAAAGGGGGGATGTACGCTCCTGTTTCGTGGGCATGGGACGACCGCGGCTTTGTCTCGACGGCAATGGACATTCGGCAACCAAGTCAGCTTGTGGCGGTCGCTGAACACGCATCGGATGCCTCGTTGACAATTCGCGTGATCGGAACAGACGGGCAGAATAGACCATTGCGGACGCAAACTCCGGATGGAGTTGGTGTTGATGGAGCTTTTATCCCAATTCACGCAATTGGGGACTTTCCTTATGGCACCATCGCTCCAGACCCTGTTTCGATCCAGACCAGGACAGTAAAAGTCACGCCTCTGACTGAATTTCAGGCGCTCGGGGCTGAAGACCATCAATACCAGACTGGTCAGAATGTTTCGGCGACGAAATACACGCCGTTTTCGGTGCTGCCGTCGCCCGTGCAAGAAGGTGAAAAATTTTACGTTGGAGTCACATCCAGCAGCACACTTCAACTTTACCGAAACGAGATTGACGCCCTGGCTGGAAATAATCAGGTCCAATTGCAGTCGGTTGTCCAGGTTACGCCGGGAGATGTTGTTTTGACCGACCAGCGGGGGGTTCAGCTCTACACGACAGTGGCGCTGACCGCAGAGCCTCAGATTGCCCTAGATTCACCCAACGAGGTCACATTTTCGACCTTTGCTGGCGGGTCTTCCTATTTGCCGGTGCCACTTTTGGCCACCACTACCTATTTTGCGGCAGTCCTGGACGCCACAAACTTACTGATCTATGACAATGCCACGGCGGCTGCCGCGGTTGACGACACATACATTCCGCTTTCAGTCTCATCTGGTCAATTTTACGCGTATTTGCGGAAGCCTATAACGCCTCAAACAAAGCTGACCTTTACGACAGATCCGGGATTTGCATCAGGAGATTCTGTTCAAGCCTACACAAACAATGGAGTGCTGCCGCAACCGCTGTTAAGAGGTCAGACGTATTATGTTCATCGCGTTTCTGGAGACACCACGACGTTTGGCATAACGCTGCACTCGAGCTACGCAGAATCGGTTACTGAGCCTGGGACAAGCCCGATCAACCTGATTACCAACGGAAGCGGTCTCAACTCAATCGCTAAATTATTGCCAGCAACAGCCTACCCAGGCACCAGAAGCAACATTGCGGCGCCAGGAATTGCATTACCAGCCAGCGTTCCTGGGACAAATGCAATTGTGACTCCGTTAGTCACGGGGCCGGTAACATCGGCAACGATTTCAGCAGGAGGAACTACTTACACATCTCCTCCGTTGGTCGCATTTTCAGACATCGGCGGGTACGGGTATTTCCCATCGCCTGTGGGGCTTCCTGTTGTAACATTATCGGGCGATGTGGGGGGAGGCGCCGTATTACAAGCTGTCATTGATGCTGGGACGACATGGATCAAACAGGTTAACGTCACAAGCCCAGGATCCGGGTACAACGCATCATCGCCGCCTACTGTTGTCTTTTCTGGCAATATAGGGCCATCGGGGTTTCCTCCCAAGGCTCATGTGGTCATTGTGGGTGGGGCTATCTCCCAGGTCATCTTGGATGCGTATGGCTCCGGTGCAGCCGCAACAACGCTCTACAATTCCGGAACTGCAGCGGTTAACGGAATCCTGATTACAAACCCAGGGAATGGGTATATGTACCCTCCTCGCATCACATTGTCTGGTGGCGGCGGGTCTGGCGCAACGGCAACCTGCGCGGTCACAACCTCGTTCTTGTCTGGGTATCGCGTTGACGCGCCTGGGTCTGGGTACGCCAAAACTCCGGCAATTTTCATCAATGGAGGAAGCGGGTCTGGAGCTTCGGCGACGGCAACAATCAACTCTGCTGGCGGTGTTGCCGTAGTCACTCCTGTAACGCAAGGGACCGGCTACACAACGGCTCCCTCGGTCAATGTGATGCCTTCCACTGGTGTTTTTGTTCAATTCTCGACGACGGGAATCCTTCCTGCGCCACTCGCTCAAGGGGTTGCGTACAGAGCCGAGCTTCCAACATCTCCAGACGGGTCATTTACGGTCAAAAACGCTGACTTTTCAGACATTTCGATTCTTTCTTCTGGTTCAGGCACGTTTTATGTTGCCTTGTCGCGAACATTCGGCGTTGGGTTCACAAATATATGGGAGGGAGACTTTAATGGTGTTCCTGACGGCCAGCCAGTTTATTTTGGCTCAGACTACCTGTTGCCCATTACTTCGCCGTCTACTGGCAGCGGAACTCCGTATTATGTGCAGCGAATCTCGAGCACTCAAATTAAGCTGTACACCGGATTTACACCTGGCAGTCCTGGGACATTTACAGGACTCATCTCAATCACCGGCCTAGGTTCCGGCCAAAGCTACTACGCCATTCGCTCAACATGCGCGCCGGCTGTTTATCAAAATTTCCTGGCACCATATGATACCAAATATTTGCAGGACGGGACTTTTGTCTCGTTTACGGCAAGCAAACCCAACGGAATTCTTCCTACGCCATTGGGTGCTGAAAACAAATATTCCATCACTAAAAATGGAACAAAGATCACCTTAAGCAACACGGGGTTCAACACAGATCAGGTTGTGTTTACTGGCCTGGGCACTGGCCAATTGTACATGAACATGACCCATCGGATGACTCCGCAATTTTCAACCACTTTAGACGTTGATAATTCGCTGTTTGAAACAGGCGAGTCAGTGATTTTTAGAGCAGCTGATGGCGATATTATTCCATTTGAGTTAACCGGATATCCGACAACTTATTACGCTAGGCGCTCAACTAATTCAAAAATTGAGCTTTATTCATCAAGGGCATACGCCACAAACGTTTCTAGTACATTTGGAAGAGTAGGATTTTACACAACAGGGAACAAGATTGATTCGTATTTTTACGCGGATTCAATCCAAGACCCTGTTCTGGTGAAATCAATTTTTCACATTGAGAAACCTCCGACTCTTGGATACGTCAGCCTATACGCCTTCGATTATGGGCGCAGCAACGACATGACCCTTATCGGGCAATATCATCCATCCGAGACCAACCCAAAGTACCGGCGCATTCGGCTCGGGAAGCAATGCTCTTGGGTTCGGATTATGTATCGAGTGTCAGCGCCGACCATCTTGACGATGGAGGACTACATTCCAATCGAGCACTCCAGGGCAATCATCGCCGCGGTTCATGCCGTTGATTTAGAAGATAAGGATTTTATGGAGCAGGCTCAGAAATATTGGGCCTCGGCAATATCGCACCTGAGAGCTCAAAATGAGTCTATGGAAGGCCACGCAATGACTCCGCCCCAAATCAACAACATAACTTACGGCGACGGAACTGACCTGGTGATGTTCTAAGCGATGAAAGCTCCAAACATCACTCAGGGACGGGCGCAGAAAGTGACCGCTGGTTGGATTCACGGCGTCAACAGCGTCCGGAATCCCTGGGCGCTGCCTGAAGATCAAGTCAAGTGGGCTCAAAACTGCACGCTTCGAGGCGGGGTGGCTCAAACGCGGCCTGGATTTGCGATGAGGTTGTCGTTGCCAAATGGCAATTTTCAGGGAGGCATCATTTTCAACGCAAACAAAGAATACTCAGCGCCTCAAACGGTCAAGGGGTTGAACGGCAAAACAATCTTTTTACCAAAAACGGTCTACACTCCGGAGGGAGCGTCTTCCCAAAAGTTTGAATTGTCGTATCTCGTATTTGCGGTTGCCGGAAAAGTTTATTTTTCCGAATTCCCTTTAGTTCAGCCAAAAGCATGGTCTTTACACCAACTTACTGGAATTGAATTAGATCCGGCTGTAGAAAACGTTAATTTTTCAATTGCGACGCAATCCGCGTTTGTCTCTTCTGGCAGCACAACAGTCACGCCTTCGCACCGGATTGTGGTGATTCAAGATGGCATCTCAAAGCCGTTGTACTGGGACGGGTCCGATAAAACGGGCCAAGTTGCGCTTGACATGCCAGTTGGATTCTGGATGGCTTATTCCGGCAACCGGCTTTGGGTCGCCACCGGCAACATTATTTCTGCTTCTGACCTAGGAAACCCTTTGGGGTGGACGGAACGCACGGAAGGAACCGGCAGAGGCGATTTTAGCGTTCCTCGACCTGTGACGGCAATGCAGGACTACGTTGGTCAAAACAACGATTCCAAGTTGTACGTTTTCACAGATCGGAGCACTTATGCGTTCGCCTCTGGTGTCCTTGATCGGGCTCAATGGGTCTCAACACAAAACTTCCAGAGCATTCTGTACCCGACCTTGGGCTGCGTCGCCGGCAGGAGCATCTGTTTCCAAGCTGGTATGATGTGGTGGTATTCGCAAGGTGGGCTCATCTCCGTTGACGTTGCAGCGGCGTCGTACCTGTCGTCCCAGGTGCTGTATAAAGACGTGGAGATGGCAAAAGCCAAACGCCTTATTGTTTCGGACTTCTCTGGCATTGCAGCAACCTCGTTCGAGAATTACTTGCTCTGTTCGGTCCCCTACATGGACCCGCTTAACTCGGTCACGATGGTCCTGGATTACGCTTCCGCATCGGAGTGGAACCAATCCAGGTCGCCGGCGTGGGCGGGCGTTTGGAACGGAATTCGCCCTGTTGCCTGGGCAAATGGGTACGTCAATAATGAACCAAAGCTCTATGCGTTCTCCGTTGACTACACGCCCACCTCGGATGGGTCATTCAACCACGTCTGGGAGACGTTCATGCCCCACCGGTACGACACTTGGCTCGATATCGGTCCAGAAGGGCAAACATCCGAGCGGATCTCAAGAATTTACGCCCAGGTAGAAACCGCTCTCCTGGGAGATGGGATGGACCTCAAACAACTTGCGTACGGGGAAGTGGATTGCAGTCAGATCGGCGGCGTTGTTGACGTTAAGATCTCGTACAGGGGAACCAAAGGCACATACCAAGAGATCCTCAACTCTCGAATCCTTTCTGCCACCAATTCGTACCAATACGAGACCTCTCCAGAGGCTTCAAAACTGGAAAATTTAGGCATCCTTCAAACCCAGCACCGGCGCCTCATTACGGAATCCGTCAACCCTGTTTCTGGGAATATCTCCTGCGAATCCCCGCATCTTTTCAACGTTGACAAAGCGTTTTCATTCCTTATCGAGTGGTGCGGTTCAATGGGCGTTGAATCGGCCCGGATGTTTATGGACCCGTTTTCGGAAACGAGCTACGGCAAGACGAGTCGTGATGAGACGCAGTTCTGCGTTGTTGGCGAGGCTGGTGATTCGGTTTTGATTACCCTGGCGGATTCCCAGGAACAAGTTGTTGATATTCATGCTACTTCTTGGTCCTCCACTCAAACGAGGACAGTCACTAAGACGTGCGCCGTTGGAACGACTGGGCCGGCTGTCTCGGCCACGGCAACAGCCTCGTACATCTCGTTTACCTCTCAAGAGGATGCAATTACTCAAGCTGGAAATAAAGCGCTCCAGGAAGCGACAAACGCGGCAAACCAATACCGCAAAATGAACCCCTGCGCATGAGTGTTCCTCAACCTGCTCCAAAACCGGAATCCCAGCGGGTTTCGGTGCTTTCTTCAACGTCAACCACGGTTGAGAATTACCCAAATCTCTTCATGTCCCCGTTTGGGAACGACGGAGTGATTCCGGTGTATTCATCTATCCCAATAATGGCGGATGGCTCAACCGCCTGCTTGCCGTGCGTTGTTTGCGGGAATTCAACGCGGACTTTGGAAATTGTCACCATTGAGGCATCGCGACTTCAATCCCAATTTGACATGGGGGTGGTTCTTGGATTAAGCAACTGATATGTCAATCACCTATAAATACGTCCTTCCAAACACTGAAGATTATGCAAAATTGCAACTTTTTGCGAAAACGTTTAACCACGTTGTCAGTCCACATCCAACCATTAACACATTTGCGCATTACAAAGGCGATATTTGTATTGGTTACTCGGATCATGTTTTTACGCCCGTCATTTACCCAGCCTTTCATCCAGAACTAACCAGACCAAGAGATGTTATGCAAGTTATGTCAGACTGGAGGGCGCACACTGAGCTTTCTGGAAAAGTAGGCTTAATTGGAGTTCCATTAGACAACAGAAACGGTGCTGGGAACTTCCCAGAAGCCACGATGAACAAATTGGGGCTTGTAAGAATGAATAGAGAGCTTTACGCTCCAAAGTAATTATGGGTGGAGGAGGCAAAATAGCAAATATTCCTGCTTACGTTAAGGAGCCAGACCTTGGCCCCTCAATCGCTGTTTTGCAAATGCAGGGAGCCTCAGGGAAACCGATCCTTGACCAGCAAAACCAGCTTTTGAGCTACGCTGCCAATATGCCAATGGAGTCGTGGACTCCGGACGTTTTCAGCCCTGGGGCAGGGGCAATGGACACGGCGGGCCATGTTGCTGCCATCAATGCATTCAAAAGCGCCGAGCTTGAGGAAAAGACAAACCCCAACGCCCAGGCAATGCGTCAAGAGCTGCCAAAGATGCTCAGCGAG